TTGGGCCGTCAGTTTATTGATACGCTTCTGGACGTTGTCCTGTGATGGCGCTTCGCCTTCCTCGTCTTCGCTGTCCTCGGAATCTTCCGAGTCGCCAGACTCTTCTGTGCTGTCCTCTTCGGAGGCTTCCTCGGTGTTCTCCTCGGTCTCCTCTTCGTTTGTCTCGTCTTGTAAAAGATCTTCGGCGTTATCCGCCGACTTCACTTCTTCCAGCTTCTGCTCCGGCATGCCGCCAGACAGCTCCTGAATAGCTAGTGAAACTACATCTACATCAGCGTCGTTCGACGCCACTTTCCCTTCCGCCATGGACTTATACCTCCAAGTAGTGCCAGAGAGTTCGTCTCTCAGTCCGATCAACACCCAGCGCCATGAAAGCGCACTCCACGTTGATACATCTAGTATTCGGTAATACTGAACGGATGTCCAGTATTATTTACTCGACCCGATGCGACTCCGCGCGGCGCGCTTCGAGCGCGTCCCATAGTTCCTGCAGCGCGCAGAGCTGACCGGCCGCGTGCGCCAAGTATCCGGCTTCCTTCGCGGTTGCCATCGTGCTGCACAGCGTGACGGCGTCGGCGATGCGGTCCTGCAGCTCCGTCATCACGGCCAAGTAGGCATTCGGCGCCTGCTCGCGGCTGAAGGCAAGGGCGCCTTTGGGGTCGTAGTTGTCGGACACGGCATAGCGGTCCACCGGTATGGTTTTGGTTTTTGTGAACATAAGTTAGGGCGGCGGTGGCGGGACTCGACACCCGCTCTTGTTACATATTCGTGTGTTATTTTGTAACGCCCCGCTGTCCGGCCGCGTGTCCTTCCACGCCGCACCGCCATGAGTTTAAGTTGTTTGTGTTCGGTGTTCTTGAGTGGCGAATGGCTATATCCAGAAAGGATACATGGCCCTGTTGGCGACGATGACGTGCGGGCCGCACTCTCGGCAGATGGGGCCGAGTTGTTCGTCAACTCCATGGATGTCCTCGATACGAAGCTGCTTAGAACACACGCCACAGCGCGGCGGCTCTTTGCTGCGTCCGCGCCATGGCCTCGCGCGCGGGGGCGGTGGAACTATGCCAGTGGGAGCCACTAGTAGCTTCCTCCTCCGCGGGACATGAGCGTCTCGCCGTCCACGTTTCCGGCGCCGGAGAGCGCGATGAATTTCACGCAGTCAACAGGGTCTTTTGTGCTCCCTTTTTTGCCGTCCGCTCCGGTATAGGTCGCCAGCGCGTAGATCGTGTTCTTGCAGCGCTCCGAGATGTAGAGCTTCGGCTGGTTGAGCGCGTTGACCGGCTGCTCAGGGTTGTAGTGCAGCATGGAGTTCACCATGGCGATGCCCTCGTCAATCGAGTCGGCCGGTGCGGCAAGGAAGTCCACACCCAGCTCGCCCATCTCATCGATCAGGGTCGTCGGCATCTCGCGCGCGAGCGTCGGCGCGTTGCCAAAGCGACTGTCCATGTAGCGCTCAAAGATCTTCTCGCCGTTCTCGACGCGCTTGATCTCCTCGACGTATCGCTCCAAGCCGAAGCCGAAATCGCTCTGCGCCGGTCCCGCCTTTCCGTCCATCTTCTTGCCATCCGGCAGCGCCCACTCGCCTGCGAAGCCAATCGATGGGATGTAGTCATCCATGCTTGGCCATTCACGATAAATTATGCAGCGACCGGCCGAGTCGTGAACGGACCAGAGCTGAAACCAGTTTCTGCCGCTGGCCGGATCGACCCAGTGATACCGCGTACCCTCCGGCACGTCGCTGTGCCTGATGACGTGGACCTTCTCGTTGAATAATGGGAAGCGGCCGGAGATGGCCTTGGTCGGCACGCCATAGGCGCGACAAAGTATCCGCTCGCGGGTCTCGTTCTGCAGCTCCTTGCGCATGCGAGACCATCCGGCCCATGGATTGGCGCGCGTATGAAAGTAGAGCACCGGCCGGTTGCGCGTGCTCATCTGCAGGATCGGCACTTTCTCGTATCCGGTGATGATTTGCTCGCCGTCCTTCTCGGCGCGCTTCGGCAGCAGCTCGGCGTCGGCGTCCTCGATGGTTTTGGCGCCGTTCAAGTAGGACGCGACGGTCGGGCTGTAGCCTTGGACCGGCGTAAATGTGACCGCGAGCTTTCCGTTGCGGTCTACGAGACGAAAACGGAGCGTTTCAAGCAAATCCAGACCGACCAGCTCGTCGCACCATGCCATGTCCAGCTCGGCGCCTTCTATGACACTCAAATCCTGTGCGTAATTTTTAAAGCAGCAGATCGAGCCGTTGGGTGCCACGAATTTGGCCTCCGAAAAGCCGTTTTTGACCGTGTAGCTGATGTTTGTGACCTGACTTTTGCGCGCATTGCGCCACTCAGGGGGCATAAACTTCCACAGACGCGGCTGCTGCGACTCGATGCTGGTCGCGGAGGTCTCGGCGAAGCACCAGACGACAGCTCCGGCCTTGCTGTGCATCAATTTGATGACTTCCTTCGCCGCCCACTCCGTTTTTCCGCTTCTGTTTCCGCCCATGACGAGCAGCTCTCGGTGTTTATCGAGGAGTTCGCTGGCCTTTTTCCATAGCGGCGGCACATAACCAAAGCGGAACGGATCGCTCGCCTCGCGCGCAATCAGCTCTTCCCTCGTTTTGAGATACTGCCAGCCTTCCTCCGGCCCTAACTTGCTCAGAAGATCGGTGTCGATCTTCATCACAGGGTGCTCGGTCGGCTGAAACCGTTGTTTCTGCTCGTTCACTCCCTCTGCGCAGGCTCCGCTGCGCTCTCCCCTCTAAAATGTAATGGGCGCTGACTGGTTAGCGCGCGGTCCCTCCCAGAACCGATTTGTTAAGCCGTGTCAGCGCCCAAAGTTGCTATGTCTAAAGTCGGATTCTCAGAAAAATGGAACTGGTCGCTGCGGACGTGCAGCGGCTGACCAGTGGACTCCGGCACGAATGTCCAGATGTCGTTCGCCATGCCGCCCTGCGGCTGGACGTAGAGCAGCCACGCGGTGCCGACACCGGCGACTTCGGCGCGCATGGGGTATGGCGACCAGCTAATCATTGGAAAAGAGAGACAGGGCCACCGGCATTTCAGTGCCCAGATGCACATTGGAGCCGATGATGGTTAGCGTTCCCTGCCTGTTGACCGCTTCGCCTATCTTGCGAAAAGCCGAGGGGGCTTTTGTCAGCGAGGCGGCACCTTTGTTTTGGCGGGGCTGGGCGATACCACATCGGGACGAACCTAGCTGAACAGATTTCATGTCTGCCGCTTTCATCACCCCACCAAAGAAGCGCCGGAGACCGTCCGGCAAAGTGTGTAAAAGCATTAGAGCGGCTCCTGTTTTATGCGGTTACAGGAGCGGGGTAATGAAATGACCAGTCCACAACGACCGCCGCTTTCCCCTGACGCTCTAAAGTTTGACGGCGCCCCACTGGTCGTGCTCCGTGGGGCTGGGCATACCGGTATGTTCCGAGGCACGCACCACCATGCGCGCCTGCACGAACCCGCTTTTGCCGTCAGAAAATTCATTTGGATTGCTTGCGCTTGCGCATCTCAGCGCACAACGCATCCGCCTTCTTCTTTGCCGCCGCGGCGACAAGTTTGGTGCGCTGCGTTTTGAGCAGTGCGATGGTCTTGTCGATCTCTTCAATCGCGGGTGTCATAAATTTGTACTTCTCCATAAAGTCACTTAGGGCTGTCCGTTTACGCAAATCCACAGGAACCCAAAATTTGAAAAACTGTATCCGGCAAATGCAAGGGCGAGACCGGCGTTTCCCTCGCGCCAAAAGCCCACCGCGGTGATGGCATAGCAAACGGTCGTGATGACGAGCGGGGCGAAGGTCATTTGACGGCCTCCGTTAGCTCCTCGAAAGCACGCAGCGGCCCTCGATACCAGTAAGCCGGTCGTCCGTTGCCGGTCTCAAGCCACTGAGGCTGCTTGGCTTCGTGGCCGTATGCCCAGCCGCGGATCATGAAACCCTTCATCGGGTCGCACACCACCAGCACATAGCGCCTCGCCGGATCGTCGTTGTCGCGCACGATCAGGGCGCCGTTAAGGTGGACCGTGCTGCGAACCTCGATGTCGTCGCCAACGTCGGCCCGCTTGTGGAAGCTGTTCGTCGCAGGCAAATAGGTTTTGTCGAACCTGCGGCCGACAACGATCTCAGCGAGAATGCCGCCAATGTCGCGCGCCATGATCTCGCAGTAGTTCGAGTCGTAGGTTGTAGCCGCGTTCAGCCTCATGACTCGCGCTTCGAGCCAGCGCAGCTCGGCGATTTTGATCGCCTCCATCAGCGTGGTAAGGCGGAATGGTTTAAGGACGACGTCGCTCATTCCATGACCCTCCTCCATTTGTCGCGCCACATGCTGCGCGATATCACTCCGGCAGCTTCGGCGACAGCTTCTTCGCTCAGGTGAGGGAAAACGTCGTGGAGCAGCTCATGGACAATGGTGTCCATTTCATCAACGCCGCTTTGCCGCGGGTCGATGAATACACGGCCATCACCCATCGTGAGTCCGTCCGCTTTTTCGCGGCCTAACTTACGACGAACGATGGCGATGTATTTGCGACGAGGCATCAGGCTTTTGCGTTGCACTCGGCGCCGCACGCAGCGTAGCCAGCGATATCGATCCAGTTGTCCGCCTTGGGGCGGTGAGCTTGGCGGGCGATTTTCACGCAGATCATCAGCGCAGCGATATCACCGGCCGTCACTTGCACGGCGTAGCCATTGCTGCGCGTCAGGTATGCGCTGATCATCGCGGCCTGCGTTGCGAAGTCATCGTCGGGCGGGCCGTAGTCTTCGTTGCGCGCTCCGCAAACGGCGGACGAGGCAGCGTCGAGTGTCTCCTTTGCTGTTTTCATCAGGCGGCTTTCTTGTAGCGCAGGCTTGCGTAGTGCAGGTTGAGGCGTGCCTCGAACAGCTCCCACTCGTTGTCCGAAGAGAACATCCACTCGATGCTGTGATCGTTGGCTTTCTCCTTGCCGATGCGAACGACGGCGCGGCGCTGAACACGTTGCTCTGGCCGGTTCTCGTTCCATAAGCGCTCATAGGCTGCGAGCTGCAGTTTCTGGCTCAGGTAAATGCCGCTCGATGTCTTCCAGTCGAGCAACACGATGCGGCCCTCCTTGTCGATAGACGGCGCGTCAATCGTGCCGCCAAACAAGTGTTGCTCGCTGACGAGCTGCACTTCCGGTTCCAGCACCGTGAGACCCTGCTCGTTCCAGAACGACAGGAAGTTATTGAACGCGACGCCCGCCTTCTCGATGTCGGCCGGTGCGAACTCGGAGAGGTCAGCCACCCAACCGTGGAAGAAGCATTCGATTAAGAAGTGCGTGATCGTCCCGATGTCGGCCGCGCGGTCGCGCACCTTGCGGTAGTCTTCGTTTTTGTTACCGAGATTCCACGCCCAATGGATCAGATTGCTCTGATCGTCGCCGAGCTTGGCGATGGTCGAGGCGCCGACCACCTGCGTGCCGTCTTTGAGGATGTATTTCTGGTGCGCCTTTAGCCGCTCCAGACGCACAATCTTGCGTCCGTCCGCGGTGAAGCGCTCCGGCGCAGGCTCCGCGGCCTTGGCCGAAGGGGAGCGGCGTTTTGCCGCCCCCCTTTTTGCAGTGGTTGCCATTGCTACCACTCGACCTCTTCGTTGTTGGTTCCGGTTTTGACCGATGCGCGAGGCGCCTCAGTAACCTCGAAGCCGTAAGCCTCGGCCGTGCCGCCGCTGCTCCAAGTGACGAGATCCAGAATCTGGACAGCTTTCGGCTGCAAGGTGATTCCGGCGCCGAGGCTCGCGGTGTACCAAAAATATGGAACGACCGCGACCTTGAGCTTCGATCCGCCGCCGACGTTTTCGTTAGTGATCTGACCGGCCGCGTCGAACAGCTTGGGCTGGCGCGTGTAGGTCTCGCCGTCCTTGCCCTTGCCGACCGCTTTGACTTTCAACTTGAGCTGCACCAGTCCGTCGTTCTCGCTCCACGGCGCCGCGTGAATCTTGAGCGTGTCCTTTTTCAGTTCGCGTTTTTTGTCGGCGACAAACTCCGAGAACATGGCCTCGATCTGCTTGAGAAACGGCTCCGCGTCTTCGGCGGACATTTCGAGGTCTACTTTGTATTGGCCCTCCTCGCTGAACTTAGTGTCCGGCGAGTTGAGTCTGGGATAGCGAGCGACGCCCGCGGGTGTGGTTATGGTTTTATTCACTTTGTGTATTTGGGTTTGGTGTTTTTGGTTGGATGGGAAAGTCGGAGTGACGCAGAAGGTTGGCGAAGTCACCGAAGGGCAAGGTGACGAGCATCTCGGAGTGATCTTTGCGATGGATGACCGCGGTGAGCTTTTTGGGAGCGTCGCGGCGTGCCTGCGCGATGGCGGCATCCAGATCGAAGCGCGCGCGGCCGTGGCGCTTGCACTCGAAGTGAAAGTCCGGCAAGCAGGGCGCGATGACGTCTGGTGCGGAGATCCCCCAAGACCCCTGCGACACCTGCGCACCCCGCTTGGCCGGAAAACCTTCGGCGGTCAGAGCCTTGGCGACTTCGCGCTCGAACGAGGCGCCTTTCTGTCTGCTGTTGATCATTCGTTGATGGCCTCCCAGAGCTGCTTGTCCGGTGCGTAGACGCTGTTGCCCTCGTCCGTCAGGCGTGGCGCGGAGACGATGTTGCTGACCGGCGCCTTCGCATCAAATCGCGTCAGGCTGGGACGCCACGTCATATTGAGCGTGCCGGTGCGTCCGGCCCTGTGCTTGGCGATGATTAACTCCGCGTCCTGAGGCTCCGGTTCCTCGTCGGCGACCGCGTAGTAGGCAGGGCGGTGAACGAGCGCAACGAGATCGGCGTCCTGCTCGATGCTTCCTGACTCGCGCAGGTCGGAGAGCTTCGGACGATTGTCGGGCCGGTTCTCCGCTTGCCTGTTTAACTGCGCGGCGGCGACCACCGGAATGCCAAGTTCCATCGCCATCGCTTTTAGTCCGCGCGAAACAAAGCCGACCTCGTTCTCGCGGCTTTTCGCGCCGCCGTGGCTTACCAATTGAAGGTAATCGACGAAGATGATCTTCACGCCCCAGCGACGCACTGCGAGTCGCGCGCGTCCGCGGATGTCCAAGAGACTCATGCCACAGCGGTCATCTATGTACAACGGTTCGCCGGAAAAATCCAAGGCAACGGAACCAATGCGGCGCTTTCCGGCCTGATCAACGAATCCATTTCGCACCAGCTCGGTGTTGGTGTTGGCGCGGGACAAGACTACGCGAGCGGCCAATTCGTTGGCTGGCATCTCCAGCGAGAAGTAAAGCACCGGAACTTTGCGCCGCATCAGGTTATCCGCAATATTCATCATCAAGGCCGATTTGCCCATGGCCGGTCGTCCGGCGATGATGCTCAACGTGCCGCCGCGCAGACCGCCGGTCACCTGATCCAGATCAGCAAAGCCGGTGCGCAGACCTAGCGTCTGCTTGTTGTCCATCAGCGCTTCCAGCTCTTCGAGGAGCGACGGCACGATGTCGGCCGCGCTGCGCATCGAGTCGGTCGGGGCGCCGAGACTGAG